GGGGTAAGAGACTATGTGAGCCTCATATGGCATCCCTTGTCAGGGGTGAACAAATCAAGTGGGCGCCGAAGCGCCTGCTAGATTGGGACTTGGACAACCGAATCAGACTGGCAGTCCAAGCCGAGTATATTGCTAGTCTGAACAGGGAGGCTATATGAACGGGGAGTTGTTCCTAACACAGGCAACATGGGATCTACTCAGCACATTTGCTGGAGTACTCCTTGCCATTGTAACATACAGAATATTGGAGGATGTATGGACGAAAAACTAGTAGACTCAGTACGCCTGAGTTTATTGTTTGTGTTGTTTATACTAGTAGCCCTGCTAAACGGGGCAACCTGCAACGACATAGATGTGAGGTGTTAAATGGGATACGATATCTATACAATGGAATCAGACATGAAGAGGTCAGAGAACTTTGCCCGCAAGTATGGGTATGCGTACCTATTCAAGCAATTAGGTGACGGCAAGTTGTCAATTGATCAGCTCATTTCAAGAACAGAAATACCTGCTGACGCTAGGTTTGAAGGAGACCCAAGGGTATACTTCAGGGCTAACATCTGGGTTATGGCTGAGATAAGGAAGTACTTTACTAATCTGTTCAATGAGATGCCGGAACATACAAGGAATGAACTGGGCCAGACATACCTAGATTTCGTAGATGCTATCAGCTGGAACGAAGGCAGGCATGTCAAGACACAGGATATCCTAAAGATTCTACAGTGTATACAATACTTTGGTCAAGATGTAGCACAGATAGAACCAGTAGAAGAGTTCATCGAATACATGGAGATTGCCTCAACGCTGGATGGTTTCCTAGTCTGGTAGAAGTGAGTATGAAAGTCGGTGTTGCGTAGCGTTGAGCCGACGACTTAGGGTGTAGACAAGCAGGGCACGGCTAGGTGGTGCGTGATCACCTTCTCCTGCGGCGGAAGCAAGCACCTGACTAGTGGCTGCGAGTGGGGCGCATACCTGTCGCGGTTGATAAGGGCAAGCGAGAAGCGCAACTCGCAAGCCTAACTCCAGACTTCCCAACCACAGAGGGTATGTAGTACCAAGCGAATGCTTTGCCCACGGGTTGGTTTCTTGTTGGTGGGGGCACTAATGACTCCCTCGTATGTAAAGAGAATAGGAGAGATCATGGAAGAGAATGTAGAACTACAGATCAACGCAGCGTTTGGAAATTGGGAAGATGCTAGGCTACACATGTCAGCATTTAGAACTATCATAGAGACAAGCTATCACATCATCAACAACCCTATCAAGATACTTGATGCGTACCCAGAGTACTTCAAAGAGATCGTCGATGAACTGGTTGAGAGAGGTGAGGACCGTGAATATGTCAAGAAAGAGATGGCTGAAGCAATTGCTAAACTGTTCTCAATCAACCAGCGCTTGGCATTCATGGTAGGTACTGAGTTGGCTGATGTTATGGGAGCAGAGCCAATTGATGATAGATTGATGAATGACCCAATCGAAAGGACTAAAGAAGGAGGTAAAACACCTGAAGAAATGCTTCAAGAAGCCATCAGAATTGTAAGGGACTCATCCAATTCAAACAATGATGAGAGGGGGAACTAATGACAGAATCAAAATGTGATGGTGTTAACCATCGAGCAGAGGTTGATGTAGTTACATTCATTGAGCAGCCGGATCAGATATTCCGTACACTTATTATGGGTGATGTGGAAACTATCAGGTCTAAGGTGCAAGAGATGGAGAGGGACAAGAGTCCCAACGCATCAGTGTATATAGACTATTGTTGTGATGCATGTAAGGAGATAGCAAATGAATCTTGAAGAAGTTCGTGGTAAACTAGAGGCAGCTAAAGAAGAGATCGGCAATGCTTCTAGCAGAGCATCTGATATTTATAGAGAAACAGGGTATATGGAGTCGGAAGCAGACTCAGCGTGGGGTGCAATCGATGAAATCCTTGATGACCTAACAGAGTATCAAACGATTAACATCGACCAGCATCGTATGATCATCAGGTTTCTTGGCAGAGTAGCAAGGCTTAACCTTTATCTCTATCGTTCCATCATTGATGGCACGACAGGCCAGCCATTGACCAATGCAGATGAGACACGAGTCCGTGAAGCAATGAACATCCTAGACAGATTGTTTAATCTAGATCCAATAGACGGAGATGGTAACCCCAATAGAGAATTTGTAGTTGAATATGACTACAATAATTATGCTTGGATTGTCAAGCAGAAGAAGGAGGAGAACAATGGGTAAGCAAGTTAAGGTTCTAAAGTCAGGCGCTCCAAAGCTCAAGGACTTGAAAGAGTTTGAGCAGGTTATCATTGTAGAGGGCAGCAGCCTCGACCAGTTCCGCAATGTGTTATCTAACGCAGTGCCGGAGATCGGTCGCAAGCTAGCCAAGTCTAACTACAACTACGGCAAGAACGAACTCATGGGTTCGCTTGCAGTAGCAACTAGCATTGACCTTGCACTCGAAGAGCAGGCTGATGTAAACAACTATCATAAGCAGCGTAGTGTATACGCAGAGTTTAATGGGTTTGAGAATGTTAGTTGGGTTGCAACCGACAAGTGTGGCAACTCGAGCAGCAACGACTTCCAAGACTTGTATGAGTCTCCGAAGTACGAGATCATTGTGCGTATAGTATCACCGCTCAAGGATAAAGAAGAACTCGCCAAGCGCGGCGTCAAGTAATCAACGGGAGGTCTGGGGGAGTGGGCATTGAGCCACTCCCCCTCATACCCAGCGGGGAGTAGCTCAATGGTTAGAGCACTCGGCTTATATCCGAGCGGTTCATGGTTCAAGTCCATGCTCCCCGACCATATGAATAGGAGGTAATATGTGCAGCGAATACAATGGATGGTCTAACTACGAAACATGGAATGCTATGCTATGGATCAACAATGTAGATGGTGTAGCAGATGGCATGGCCGACCAGCTAGAGCAGCAGATCGAACAGTTCGTTGACGAAGGAACATGGGATCAAGATGGATACCTGCAGTACGCAGAGCAGTTCATCAAAGATTACTTCGAAGATACATTCATCTACCAAGATAGAAACGACTGGCACGAGGCTAACTATGGTCCAGTGTCAGATGCAGTAGGAGCATACCTAAGCACGGTCAACTGGCGTGAGATTGCTAATGTAGTCTACAGTGACAACGAGAAAGAATGGAGGTCTAATCGTGAGTGACTGGAGAGAGATCAATGCGCATGAGTACGAAGACGGCTATGGATATCGAGTATTCCATGACGATTCTTACGACTCATCAGACTATGAGCGTGGCTTCAAGATCTACGCTACTACTGGTGCATCTAAGTACATCCCGGTAGATGTATCTATCAGCGCAGCAGATGCAGATGAAGAGAACAGGGTTCAAGACTTGCTTCGTGCAGCTAAGGCTCATGTTCCACTATACCTTCTAGCACATGGCAGTGTAAGTGTCAGCACTAACCCATTCCATGACCCGTATGATAGCGGTCAGTGTGGATTCGCAGTGCTTGAACAGGACTCACCAGTAGAAGGTGATGCAGCATACATGGAACTGGTTCTTGAGCAGATGGTAAACGAGTACAACCATCTGTTGCGAGGCAATGTAATTGGATGGGCTATAACCAAGCGTACAGTATGCGAGTCATGCAAGAACTCGTCCGTTGATGTCATCGACAGCTGCGGAGGATACATTGGATTCGACTTCAAGGAGTTGGACTCATTGGTCAACGAGGTTATTGATACAATCAATAAGCATAGGGAGGCAGAACATGCTAGCAAATCAACCAGAAGCTCAGACGATTAAGATAGACTTCGATAAGTTCTTAGTCTATGTAGACCGCAGGTTCCAACAGATCTGCGGTCTAAGCATCCACGATGTAGACGACTTTGCATTCTATGATTACTACCCAGGTGAGGAGGCTAAGCAGATCGAGTATGCACAAGCAGTCAGAGACTGCGCTAGCGCATGCCTAGAGAATGCTGCCGGAGTTAGCATGCCTAAGGTAAAGACATGCGTTGAATGTCAAAGGGAGTTTGATCTATACAATGAGACCGATGCAGAAGAGTGGGAGTTTGGCCACGACTGCGAGGTCTAATACTACACCCCAATGCTGGATTCCTTCCCCAGCATTGGGGTATTTTTTTGAAACAGACTGCGCGTATCGGCTTTCTACCTGGCGAACGCACTAGTTGATGAAGTCTCTCTCCTTTTTACCTGGCGAACGCGTCTTCTTCCTGGTCGATGGGCGAGGGGGTGGCTCCGGAATCCGGATGTCTTTGGCAGACTTATACCCCATCTCAGCTAGGCCCTCACGGATTGCTTCCCACGCGTCCGTCCATCCTTCATCGTACCCTTCGTCGTACCCTTCCTGCAACATGTCGGATATCTGTTCGTAGAGATGCGAACAAACCTCCGTGTCGCACGAGCAACCAAGAACTATCTTCTTCAAAGACATGCTACCCCCTAAAGCTTGCTGTGTTCTTCACAAAGTCCAGATCACATACGCCCGTAGATCCGTTGCGGTGCTTAGCAATCTTGCAGCTAACCACCTCAGTAGCTGCGAGGAAGTCAGGGTCTGACTTTCGCCACAGCATGAGCACAAGGTCGGCGTCCTGCTCGATTGCACCGGAGTCACGCAAGTCGGACAGCCTGGGCTCGCCGCTCTCACGATACTCAGACATTCGGCTCAGCTGAGAGAGCGCTATGACAGGTACGTCCATCTCGCGTGCCAGTGCCTTAAGACCACGGCTTATCTCTGACACCTCGTTAACCCTGTTGCCGTCCTTGTTGGTCTTGTCTGCGCTCATGAGCTGTAGGTAATCTACGATGATCAAGTCCACGCCCTGGTCTGCGATCAGCTTCCTGCACTTGCTTCGAACCACAGATGGCGATGCAGTGGGGGAGTCGTCAACGTATATACCCATCTTTGAAACCCTCTGTGCCGCCTGGTCTAGCTCAACCAGCTGCATCATGTCTAGTCCTCCGTGCCTAATTGCCTGTATTGGTATGCCACTAGCAGTGGATAGAAGCCGGGCACCAACCTGCTCAGCGCTCATCTCAATAGAAAAGATAGCTACCTTCCTACCAACCGTAGCTGCGTTGTATGCCATGGTCGTAGCAAGAGCCGTCTTGCCTACGCTAGGCCGAGCCGCGAGGATAACTAGGTCGGACTTCTGCCACCCTCCGGTGACTGCGTCTATCTGAGAGATGCCGCTCGGAACGCCGATGCGAACACCTGAAGTAGCTATGGAGTTTATCCTGCCCTGGGTGATTCGCATTAGGTCGCCAGCGTCTGACCACCTGGCACCACGTCGTCGGCTTCCAACCTGGAATAGGATGCGCTCAGCTTCGTCAAGTGCAATGGTGGCATCTTCCTGTGATGACTGAGCTACCTCTACTATCCTGGACCCTGCCTTAGATAGGCTTCGAAGCATTGCCATACGCTCTACGATCTCGAAGTAGCTGGAAGCGTTGATGGATGTAGGGGTGTTGGTGGTAAGGTCGTTAAGGTACGTGAGTCCGCCGATGTCATCGACGTGTCCACCTATTGCGAGCTGGTCGCTAACCGTCACCACGTCTACGGCCTGATTAGACACATGCACTTGCTTGATCGCGTCGGCAACCAAACAGTTACGGCGATCCCAGAACATCGAAGGGTCTAGCTCTATGTCGTTGAGTACATCCTGATCTATGAGGATAGACCCCAACAGCGAACGCTCGGCGTCTGTATTACTTGGCATCGTTGTCGTCTTCTTCATTTTCCCCCGCCTTCTCTCTCTCCCACTCGTAGCACGGCTTCATCTTTCCACCCTCTATCCTGTTCCGGTATCGACCGCAGTATGGGCACTCGCCCGCCTGGTCTCCGTCGTCAGGACCCGTAGATAGCCCCGAGGATATCAACGCTTTCATCGTCCACCTCCAGCTTCGGTGCTTCCCCGCACCTGTATAAGAATATACTACCATGGATCGGGTCGCTTGGGTTCCCGCTCTCAACGCACCCCCATATGTTGCAGTCGATGCACCCAAATGAGGAAGCGTGCCTGTCGTCCCTGATAACTATGTAGTCGTGGCCAAGGGAGTCACATACAAGCATGGCCTTCAGCTCCAGCTTGCCGATCATAGTCTTAGCCCTGAAGTAATCCCACCTATCTGCCATTACGTTGACCCCACCAGTCCACTGTCACGTTGATCCGGCCTTTGTGAAGGGGGGCAAGCTCTTTGAATGCGGCAGGAGAAAGGTCGATGAGTCCAAACCCATTCTTGCAGGCCCGGCAGAAGTCACGAACCCACACCCTGACACAGTCATCCGTCTTCTTGCGGCACACAGTTACAACGTAGGGTGTGTCCTTCCATCGCCACGTACCTACAGCCGCGTAGAATACCTTCTCACCAGAAAGGTAAGGAGAGCATGTCCTAAGGTATCCGTCATGGCACCGGCCACCACCTCCGTACCACGTCGCATCGTCAGAGCCAAAGAAAACACCTATTGCGAATAGCACTTCAATCATTGGTGTCCTCACTTGATCTTCCGTTTATTACGGAGTTAGTCTTACATATATTACAAGTTCTGTAATCTCTATGCTCGTGCTTGGTTACGGGATCTGTCCTCTCCATGCCGAGTAAAGACTCATACTCTATACCAAACTGCCTACAGTATTCCCTAAGCCCAAGGCCAAGACTCTTAGCGTCCGCCTTGAAGATATCAACCGCGCTTAAAGCGTATCTCTTTTTCACGCCACTTGTTCGCAAGGTCGAGGCCTATCTGCCTCGCTGAGTCCGGACCCAGAAGCTCCGTACCCCTCCCTACTACCTCCGACTGGGAGCTCTTGAAGTTGTACACTACCTGAGCTACCCACCCTGACTGACCGTAAAGCATAATAAGTTTCGCCACATTCTTGCCACCTATAGTTATAGCCAAGGTTTCTATTTCCTGCATCACGCTCCATACTCCCTCACGATCTCAGTAATAGTGTCATCATCCTCGCTTCTCGACACTTCCGACCACTTGTTCTGACCAAGCGCGATGAGTATCGCAGCGTAGTTCATGGTGTCTATTAGTGCATCGTGAACCTCTGGAGTATACCACTCTCCCTCGATTGATACCCGGCCGTTGTTCACCGAGCCATTCATGGAGTTGGCAATCCGGTTCACCTTGTCCATGGCCATCCTGGAGAACACGCCGTGTGGACCAAGGTTCTCTACGTTGCCCGGACCATACGACTTCTGCCTGCTGACCATGATATCCCATGCTTCCTCGTACAGATCTGAGAAGTATTCCCCAAAGGAGTCTGGCACCTTACTCACTTCTTGCCTCCTATCACGTAGATCAGCAGGCCGAGCCCGACAGCCACAGTAGGGCGATCAACACCGACGCAGAGACCAGCTGCGAGAGCAGTAAGAAATCTACCACTGTTATTGGATACGACCTTCTTAGTGGCCTCAACAACCCGTTGAGTCCTTGTAGTTTCTTGTCTTTCATCAGGCGTTGTCGCCATTAGCGGCCTCCTTTGCCAGTGCATCAGCAGCTCGAGCCGCCAGTATGTGGGCATCCGGAACCTCCAGCTCCTTCAGCCTGGTGTGCAAGAGCTCAAACACCTTGGCCCATGACACAGCCAAGTCGAAGCTAGTCAGTCTTTTCTTCGGTCTTTGCATCTTCTCCTCCAATCAAATCGAGGAAGTCCTGCTCCTCGATGATAACAACTACTCGCCGCCTAGCTCCTGATCCGGGGGCATCCCCGACCACGAGCAGTGGCACCTGGTCTGCCTTCCTCGGTACCGCCGAGAGCCAGCGCCAGAACTTCTCGCTAAACATCTGGCCGCACTTGGCCTGGATGTTAAACTTCCCTGCCGATACGTCCTCAGGCCCGCCATACTGGCCGACCCTCTTCCCTCCAAACTTATGGGCCACCTCCCGCTCGAAGGCATTACCCCTCGAGCGGTTGAGCCGACCCCTTCTCGATGCGTCACTCACCTAGGTCCTCCAGGAAGACAGGCATCCCACGCCCGATGTAGGCACCGGCGATGTTGTACTCGAAGTACTCCAGCGACTGGTCCCAAGCATCCTTAGATAGCTCTTTTCGCTCCTCGTCACTAGTGTCTACTCTGTTGTTTATTTCCTTGATGATATCGTCTGCGATGATGTCGAGCATGGACTTCTTACTGTAGATGTATATGTACACCAGCCCACCTTCTGTGAACTGTTGACCGACACCAACGATGGCGTCGTCAAAGCCATCAGCTTTCCACGCCTCGATGTCTTCGAGGAACGTCATCGACAGCTCTCGCCTAGCCATTCTTCTTACCTCGTAGTGCACCGTATCGAAGAGGCGAGATGTCAGACACCAGCATGGTGTAATACATCTTACCGTTGTACTCTCGGTCCTCATTGAGCTTGCCTACAACGTGGACGTTTGGCCGAGGGTCCTTCTCTTGCGAGAGAGCCCACTCGTACACCTTGCCGACGTGGTCCTCTGCCTCCTTGTCGAAGAAGCGGAGGGTCACATACGCGTATCGGTCTGGGGCCGCATTGCTGCGATCGCCGTCAGCCCACTCCTCGTATGCTGCAGTCTGCATCGTGCCGTACACTTCGAGGTACGAGTTGCCGTTCTTGGATACCTTGTTGGTCGGCGACTTCTTGTCGCTTAGCCAGATGTCTAGTCTTGCCATTAGAACTCCATCCCATCAAACCTGTCCCCGGACTTCTTCGGTGCCGGAGTGTTGACCGCTCCCTTGACGATCTCCTTGGCCCTCTCCCATGTCTCCTCGTCCGTCTTCGCGTCGGCCTCTGGGTCGTCGCCTGTCGGGATGAGGAAGCCTGTGAGCAGAGCGTACTTCAAGGCTCCAGTAGCTGCCTTGTAAGCAGCCTTGTCCCCTGAGTCAGCTCCTGTTCCAACAGACTGGAAGTTAAGGGTCTCGCCCGTATCCCCGTCTGTGAGAGTCCATGTGTAGAGCAGAGTAATCGTGGACTGCTTACCGCTAGGCGTGAGCCCCATGTTCACGATGCCAACCTGCGATGGGGTCATCGAGATGTTTAGCTTCACCAGCTCAGCTCGAACCTTGTCCGCAACGGCGCTAGCCTGTACGAACTTGTACCCCTGGGCAGCGTTCGTCCCGCCCTTCTCAACGTAGCCAACGGCCTGCATGACCTTGGCAATCTTGCTAGCTAGAGAGATCTTTTCTACTGCCATACTACCCCCTGCACTTTGTTAGCCACTGGCAACCTGCACATGGCCACTTCTTATTGGGATCTTCCCGCTCACCGAGGGGAAGACGCCAGGGTATACGACCCTGACTTAGGAACTTGTTGCCAACCTCCAGAACGCGGAGTGCCTTGGCATACCATTCCTCGCCAACAGTATACTCCGCAATGCGGAAGTCGTCCTTGCTGACATACACAACCCTAGCAGATACGTCCGCGCCTGTCGAGTTCTGCCGGCACAGCGCATACGATGCAGCCTGGATTGCGTGCTCAGGCTTTGGACCTTTAAGATAGGAGAAGCCACGAGAGTTCATCGACTTGAGCTCAAGGACCTCTTCGTTAGTCTCCCCCTTCCACCGAACTAGGATGTCGATGTTGCCGGAGAAGTTCATCTCTTGCCACTCGATTGGAACCTCGAACTCGATGGAATCAAAAAGCCCCGACGCTTCCAGCTTCTTGTACAGGACGTCAGCAATGACGTGACCCTGCTCAAAGATTCTGTAGAGCCGAGGCTCGAATGGATTGCTAGGCTCTACCCCGTTCGCAGAGTAGTACTGCGCACGCAGGCAGCCGCCTAGGGTGCTGCCTCTAAATGGTGTGGCCGACGGCCGCTCTGTCCTGGTATTCTTTAGCCCCAGGTCGAAGGCTCCGGATACTGTATTCATATTCCCCTCCAAATAAAAGACCCACAGTGGGTCGGTCCACTGTGGATCTTAGAGCATGAGCCCTAGGCTGTCAACCCTTACGCACAATAAGGCACCGCTTGTAAGGTGCATCTCCCTTTGATGAGGCAATGGCCTTGAAGTCCGCCTCGCTTATGATGGCGGCAAACTTCTCTTTGCCCTTGCCTGACTGGGTCGGGTCGGATAGCTGCCACCCCACTGCCTCGTGGTAAGCGACGCAAACCATGTGACCCCAGGTCATCTTCTTTGACTTGAGCTTTTTGGCAAACGCATTCACTGCCATTGCTGTCTCAGGGTACCCTGCCGGGGCCTGGACATTGACGATGATCGCATGCCCTTTCTTCGCTGCGTTGACCACATCCACCCAGTCGGATGGATACCTGGCATCGCAGTCCAGTTTCTTGGAGTACTTAGCAAGCTGGCTTAGGTTGGTTCCCCCATCGGATACACCGTCCTTGTCAACCCGTCCGCTTGCGTTGGCCGCCTCTATCCCCTCAAGGGCAGAGAAGTCTTTCTCATACTTGTGTACCCACGAAGCTGCGGCGGCTACGGAAGACGGTCCGCAGTCATCTAGAATGCCGCCCTTCTCTATGTGTGGTAACTGGCTCTTTACTTGTAGCTTCATACTAACCCCTGTCTATAATCTTTCTTGCGATTTCCAACCAGTTGTTTTCAAAGGTGAGACCCCTGTCGTCGACGTAAGCTGCGGCACCAGGCTTACCCTCGCCCACATATATGTCGTCGTAAGGGATGCCCCAGTCGCCTAGCATGCGCTCCATCTCATCGAGACGAGTTTGCCTGTCAGGCCACTGTTCCCATGCCCTTGCTGAGTGGATGAGTATCTTGTACCCAGACTCTTGTAGCATGCTGAGCGCGTCAACGACACCGTTAGCAGGGACTATGGTGCCGAAGACGCGCACAGCTATCGTGTCATCGAAGTCGACAGCTATCGTTCTGCTGAACTCTAGGTCGAGCTCGTTCTCGGTCATCTGTGTAGGATGTGCACCATTGGCTTGAGCTTGGCGTACACATCACGCAGCACGAGGACGTCGGCCTCGCAGTGCTCTATGATCTTGGCGTACTTATCCTTGTCTCCATGGTCAGCATCGTCCCACGTGCGAGGATCGAGAGGGGTCTTCTTGTTCTGGACACCGAAGTACTTCGAGACGTTGTCAAGTGACTTACGCCCGATTGAGATAGAAGATCCCGACGCCTTGTACATTAGGTCCAAGTGCATTCGTGGCTCGTACGGTCGCATGCCGTGGTACAGCAAGCGAGCGTTCAATACCGGTACGTCAAACAACTTGGAGTTCCATCCGACTATCACGTCAAAAGTGTCTAGGTACTCACAGTAAGCCTTGACTAGGACGCTGTCGTCCTGCCAGTCCTTACCTGGGTGAGTGTCGTGGCTGTAAGTAACCACGTTCCCGAACGAGTCAGCAACAGAGGCACACAGTACGCGGCGCCAGTTGCTGAACGTGGACTCGATGTCAAAGAACGCAATGTTAATCCCAACGAACTCGGGAGTCTTGGTCTTCGACTTCTTAGCTGGGAGGTGGTCCTCTATGATTTCCTCAACGTATCGCTTGTGGAACTTCTGGACCTGGTCCTTGCTCATGTTTAGCATTTCGCCTATCCGGGAGAAGGAAAGTCCCTGTTCCTTCATCGAGCCTACGCGCTCTACTAAGTTTGCTTTCGCCATTACTTACCTCCGTTGCTCGAGAGTACCTCTATGACCCTCGATATAGCGGTTATGATAGACCCAATCACTGAGCCTATGATACCTACCCGCCACTTTAGCTCAAGCTCACCCGTCTGTCTAGCCTTCCGCACAGCCTTGTTCCCGGCCTGGTCTATCTCAACGACCCGAAGGCGCTCGTCGATAGCGTCGAGCCTGGAGAGCAGGATCTCGAACTGGCTCTTCGTCATCGGCCCCTCTTGGTAGGGTTCATTGGGTTAAACTTTGGCAGCCCAGGATTGGCGTTAGCGTACGATGACGCCTTGTTAGCCAGGTAATTAAGGTGGTCTGCTGCGCCTCCCCTTCCTGGCTGTACGTTAGGCTTCTGCTCGGAGTCGACATACTGAACGTGGTAGAAGGCGCCTCCCCTTCCAGGCTGTATGTTGTACGGGTCGTTGAGGCCGCCAATATTCTGCGCCCCTCCTGGTCCATAGTAGCTTGTGCCAGGGACAAAGCCTGGTTTTTGTCCACCGCCACCGCCACCGCCACCGCCTCCACCGCCACCTCCGCCGCCACCTCCACCGCCTGGCTGACCGCCCTTCTTCTTGGTGCTATCCTGAGGAACCCTCGTGTCTCTTCGCTCGGCGTACTTGGTCATAGGCATGTCGAAGCTGATGCCAGGGCCCTTGAACTTGGAGGGCTTGACGAAGTCGAAAGAGGTTTCCTCGTGCCCATCCATGTGGGCAAGGTACTGCATCCCCCCGATATTGTATGTCGTAGCTATAGAGTCGGCCCCATTAACGTCTACGTTCTTCCTGCGGACGATGAGTCTAACAGTCTCTCCAAGTCGTGGCCCTCCGGTTGCGCCGATGGGTGGAACAGTTCCGGAGCGCATCGTAACGGACAGTATCTTCGTATCCTCTACTGTCCCCCTGTCATTGAGTATCCCCTGTGCGTAGTTTGTTGCGGCCGCTGTGTTAATGAACCCAGGCTGAGCTTCGACATGGGGCAGAGCATAAGCCAATGTCCGGTCGCTCTTAACCACACCCTTTGTCCTGGCCCCAGACGGTGCGTCTGAGCTGGCACCCACAAGGAAGTCTGTGGTAGGGAGCACACGAACTGAGTTGGCTAGCACGCTGCGCTTGTTAATGAAGTTGTATGACTTGATCTGTCCCGGGTACACATAGGTGTGAGCGGGGCTGGCACTTACGTTGTGGTTGAATGTCAGCTGCCCCTCGGTACCTCCAGGAACACCGTAGTAGTTGAAGACAACCTTGTTTGGGTTGACACCGATTGTGCCACCCCTAGAGCTGGTTTCCAGGTCCGACACCTCACGGAAGAACTCAACAGGGTCCTGGCCAAACGTGATGTAAGGGTGGAGGGTGGTGCTAGACCCTGAATCCACGTGGTTAACCGATGCCTGCCAAGCTATCAGAGCTTTTGGCAATGTGCCAACAGAGTCAGAGTAGTCTGCGGTCCGGTCGATTACCTTTGGGTAGATGTCAGCAACGATGTCATTGATGTTCTTGCGCTTGATCCCAGAGGTGGTCGCCGCAGTTGTGTAGTCTGACTTGTCACCCCACATACGAATCTGGAACACTCCTGGTGCAGTCTTAAGGATAGACGCCGGGGCGCCAGCTGCTGTTGCATTGCTCAGCAAGGCCCCTGTGGTCGCATCTACGTTGGTATAGTATGTGTTGTTGGTGTTGTCTGCATTCTCGTACCGGACAAAGTTAGCTACAACGAATGGATGCACGGCGAACTTATACGGAACCCCCTTGTAGATCACTGGTGAAGTTCTCCCAATTGCAGCTCCGCCAGGCGCTGTGCCGCTTGAGGTACCGTTCCCAACGTATGGCAGGTCTACCCGGAATGTGAGTACCACATCTCCAGCTGTCGGGGCTCCGCTTAGAAAGACCTCATTGTATGGTGCGGTATTTGGGAACGAACCTATCACGAGAGCACATGCCCCACCAGGGTCTGAGTAAAGTATAAACCCGACAGCGGTTAGGGCCGGGGCACCGCCAACGATATGCCCAGCACCCTTGCTCAAAGTAACCTTGTTGGTGTTGGAGGTACGTCGAACGATGTAAAGGTTCCCCGCCACGCTGACGGTGCCAGTAGCATCGTCCTGTGTAACCGTGATCTGGTTCTTTGTACCCACGGATGGGGCCCCTGCTGGGTTGCTGTAGGCGTTTATCTGCCCTGCTTCGGGGTCTCCTGCCCCTGCGGTTGGCACTAGGTCGGGCTCTTCCTTGTAGGTCTCGTCGTATTCCTGCGCTATCTGCACCACCGAGTCGGCCATGTCAATGGCCAGTGCCCCTGCGGGAGGGCCATCAAGGGGGGTGTAGTACCTAGATAGTACGGTCATGTAGTCCACCCCGGAGATGACTACCTCCTGGTCGCTGGCATCGTAGTCGGATATGAACCCACCAGAGATGGTCTCGTACACGCCGGAATCATTCTGCCTTTGGATAGTGTACTGCTGTTCGAGCGGTACGATAAGCGGAAGGGCCGGGTGATCCACGGGCAGGGTGAAGAAAGCTGAGCCAGTATCGTTGGCGTACAGCTGGACACCGATATCCCTGGCGTCCTGTAGGACCGCAACAAGGTTTCCCTTTGCGAAGTCTACGCCAGTGGAGTCGTGGATTAGTACCTGGAACTTACGGCTCAAAGTATAGCCTCGTTAATTGTGACGGTGCACACTACTCCAGCCCCACTCGTAACCGTAACTGTTGAAGTTCCTGGTGGAACGGCAAAGAACTCGTACTCTGTTAGGTAGTTGGTTTGCGTCGACACGCAAGTCTTGAAGTCAACAGAGAAGTTAGACCCAAACCCTCCAGCCTTGGTGAATGCAACGCTGTCTGTGCCGAGCTCTACTCGGAGTGGGCTCACGGTAGAGGTGCTGCTCCACGCGACAGTAGGCCAGGCAATAGTCTTCCCGTCGTTGACGACTGAGATGGTTCCGGACCCAGTGCGGGTGAACACCCTTGAGGTTTCGAAGTACTTGTATGGGTCCTCTGCCATGAGAACGACCCGTACCCGCACGGCGTATCCACGGTCAGCGTCCCCTGCGGAAGCTCCTGCCTCGGTCACGAACCTAGGTAGGGACATTGGTCGAACCTTCATGTACAAGCTGTAAGATCCAGAGGTCTTAGGCTGGCTGAAAGACAGCTTCCTAAACCCATCCTCAGCGAAAGCCTGGCCGGTTGCAAAGGACGGCCGTGGCTGTAGTGCGTAGTTCAGCTCCGTGATCTTGTCCCAGAAGTCCCCGTAGGTACTGCCATACACGCCCACTATCATAGAGATCTGTCGTGCCCCAAGGTATGCGTCGTAGCTGTCGATGCCGTCCACCTGTGGAGTATCCTCAGAGAAAGCAGTTACGTTAACATCGGAGAAGTCTACGCTTTCAATGTTGTACCCTGAAACAGGTGAAGACCCAACCGCGTTGGGGTCTCGTACTCCGTTTAGGTCCAAGGCGGACTGCCCTGGACGCTCGATTGTTACTGCCTGTGATAGATCCATTTAGGCCCCCGGTGTCTTGCGAACTCGGCGTACCGCTCGAGAGATCCTCTCCCATCGTCGATCTGCCGCGCTGTATAGCTGGGCAAGCTGGATGCTGTTTGTGTCTGATGCCCCAGACGCTACGGCCCACTGCTGGTATCGTACGCGGTCAGATATCAGCATGAACATTGCTTCCTTCTGGACCCAGGCACGCACGGCGTTAATAGCATCGTCGTCGAGCTCGATAGAGGACGAGTCATTCGCGGGCTGGGTATAGTGCTTGTATCCAAACACCCGCAGTGTACAGTTGTTAGGCAGGACGAAATACTGTGGCATGTGCAGCTTTCCATCAATGAAGTCCCATCCACCATTAGCTTCGGTAGTAATCGAGTAAGGGACCGTGAGGAGTAGCTTGCCGCCAGAATTATAAGCGTCCACGCGGTAAACGCTGTCCAGCGTGAGTGTGTCAATAGTAAAGAAAGCTCCGACAACCGGAGCAGAATAGGATGCGGTTTCATAAATCTCCTGCGGCCGGATCCTGGATAGTTCTTGCGTACCCCATTTGATCATGTCGCTGAGCTCGTCATTAGACCACGTGGGGGTAGCGCCAGAATCCCTGAGATCCCGACGTACAATTGTTCTTAGTGCACTTAGTGTAATTGCCATGTGGCCTCCTGTTGCTTTGGGGGAGAGGCCGAAGCCCCTCCCCCGCAGCTAGCTAACTCTTAGAGCGTCGTTGCGGTCGACTCAATGCGGAGGTAGCGTGGCTGGCCAGTCGAGGTGTTTGAACCATCGAACTCTCCAGTCGTTCCCTCACCACGGAGGATCGCGCCGAAGCGCATCTTGAAGCCAAGCGTTGCAACCTGGGCGATTGGATCGCTGTGGTCGCCGCCCGGAGCCACGAAGTAGCTCTGAAGCGTCTGGCTGTCGCCAACGATGTAGGCATCTGGCCCGAAGAGGAACGTCGAGTAGACGTCCGTCGAGCTTGCGCCTGCGCCGGTGAAGACCTTTGCGTTCGGTGAAACCATGAAGCGGACACCAGCGTACGCGCCGATCTCTCCGTTGAGGAGGTCGAGCGACTTGGTGTACTTCGTGGCCTCAAGGAAGCCGTTCGCGCTGGTATCCGTCAAGAGGTCGAACTCGACCGCAGGATGGATGATTGCGCGATAGAATCCGTCAGCGAACGTTGGAACGTTTGCTGCCTTGAGCTTTGCAACAGCCTTCTTGATCGATAGACCAGTAAGTACGTCGCTGTTGGCGTTGCCGCCGAGTGTAAGTCGGGTAGTAGCGTCACCACCATACATAACGTTGGTGCCTTGTGCTACTACGTCACGGATGATGGTGTCCATCGACTCGGTTGCCGCTCGAGCAAGTCGCTCGGAAGCAATCGAGATCAGATCGTGCGGGCTGTCGAGCTGCGCAAGGTCTGAAATCTTGAGAACCTTACCGTACTGCTTAGGAATGAACGACTCGGTCGTAACCGTGAGGTCATACTCAGCAGGGGCGCCTGCCTCGGTAAGGGTGTCCGCCACGCCAAGCGGCGTGAGGTCTGGGTAGCGCGCATAGCGAATCTCGTTGCTGCCCTTCTGGAAGCGACCCGAGGTATAGTTCCCCGGCATTGCATGCACCAGTCGGTTGCGCAGGTTCTCCTGAGCCTGCGAAGCTACGAGCTCCGTGATGAGCGCAGAATAAGCGTTAGAGCTGTTCGTGTCGAGCAGCGCACGCGTCTGCGTAGCCATTTATTGACTCCTTTTTTACTCGCTCCAAGGATTGCCGAGGGACGCTATGTCCCTAACAATCTCATCGGAGCTTCTCTTTCCTGCCTTAGCCGTAGTGGCCTTGGCAGGCTTGTTGGGATCCACGAACGTTTCCTCAGACTTCCCCACACCCTTGCGAACCATATCCTCAAAGGCCCGTGCCCGATCTTCATCTGTAAGATCTTTGCTTGATTCGGCCCAGGTTGTGTAGTTTGGGAACTCCTTAGACAAACGCTCACGCTTCTCGGAAGCCCGAGTAGCGTTAAGTTCTTGCTCCAGTGCGGCGATTTTCCGCTGAGCTTTTTCAAACTCAGAAAGGCTGGCCTCCTCCATCTGAAGCTTCCACTGCACGACCTTGTCGTGCTCTGCCTTAATCTCATCCAACTGCTTTTTAACAGTCGTCAGAGCTTGGTCCTTGCCAGCAAGGCGCTTCTTCCAAGTGGTGATGTCGTTCTCATCCTGAGTGGCAGCCACCTCCTGCGACTCGGTCTGTTCGTTCAACACGACTTCTCCGTCAGTCACCTGTTACCTCCATATTTTTCGAAGTCAATCTCTCCCGTTGCACGCTGGGAGATTGGCTCCGGATTGTTTCCACCCGAAATCTGGGTGACGATCTGGTCCGCAGCGCCAGCAAGGTTTTCACCTGTGGCGAGAGGACCGAACCTAACAAGCGATCCAAGGATGTCTCGACCGACGAAATCGCCGATCCCATAATCCTTGTCTGCGCCCGCCAGGCTTCTGGCAACGTTTCTCAGGTATGCCGGAGGGACAGCTGTGATGTCCCACGGTACGCCCGGGAATAGCTGAGTGACCATGAAGGCCACCTCATCCATATTTTCCAGATTGTTCCTGAGCGTATAGTCAGTCTCAATCTGATGCTCTACGTAATCTCGTACGTGTATGTACGACTGGTACCCTGCTCCAGGTGCGTACGTTCCGAACGGCTTCTTAAATAGGAACTCAATCATTTCTGGTAGGATCTTCTTAAACATGTAGCTGTATGGGTAGAACCCTAGGAATGGATGGTTGATGCTCCTCTCGAACAAGCTTCGCTCCGGGTTGAAGTATGTAGTCCTGTTCGCCTGCTTGAGTGCCTTCTCGTATACGTATCGGTATGCCTTGAAAAGCTCCTCCTCCACTCCATGCTTTGTCATGAGCGTGTAGTTGGCTGAGTCTAGTGCTTCAAGAAGCTTGACGTCATCTGATATTGCCTGTCGGGATAGTCGTCGGATTTCTGCAGTAAGATCCTGCGCATTACCGCTCCCGACTGCGGCCTTGGCGTCTCTTACTATGCGCTGAAGGGTAGACGACACGGTAGCTATGTCGCCTCCGTATCCTCCTCCGAGGGCAAGTGCCTCTGCGATTCTAGACCCTTCGTACGTGATCTCACCGCCAACAGCGAATGCTGTGTCTTGGATCATGATCTCGGCGGAAAGGCGCCTGAGGTCTGCATCGTTCCTAATCTCTTGAACCTTCCTTAAGGACTGGTCCAGCTTGTCGTATGCCTCGTTGAACTTAGTTGTCCTAAGTGCAGACACTGTTCCGGAACGTCGGATCTCGTCATCTGCAAGCCCAAGCTGTGCCTTGAGCTGCGCGAACTCCTCGTCTACCATCGACATGTCGTAGTTGGAATCGCTCATTCTCTGGTATGCAACGTCTAGGTTATCTCCAGCCTGCTTAGGCCTGGTTAGGTACTCACGTCGAACAAGGCTTGGCGCAACCTCATCTCCAGCTGAACTCTTACCCCCGAAGATAGAGTACCTAACATCAGCGTACACCTGGCCGGTACGATCTGGAATAGCATTGAACCCGATACCAGCAGGGCGTGCGGCGTCGATGTCAGACAGAACTCTTTCTTGGTTGAATAGTCGTCGTCGGTAGTCTGCGTAGCGAACAAATAGTGTCCGTGAGTCAGATGTACCGTATAGGGAAACTAGTGAGTTGTACAGAGACGGGTCGTTTTTCTGAAGCTCCTGCGCAAACTGCTTGGAGGCAATGTCCATTGCAAGTGCGTCCTTAGCAGCATCTTTCCTTTCGACAAGAACGTCTCCTGCTTCTGCCTTGAACACTCTTCCGGCACCAGCTTTGGCAGAAGATAGTTTCCTCTTTACAGCATCGATGATCCCGGTCGCCTCTCCCACCTGCCAGTTCCCAGTTAGGGCACGCTCGAGGGCCCTTTCACGGAAGACAGTCAGGAAGTTAACGTTGTCTATTAAAGCATGTGTTTGAGGGGCAACGTTGGCTAGGTCTCGGATCTCTCCAGCCGTAGCTCGCAATACCTGGCCGTCCTTGGTAATTGCTGATATTACTTCTCGGTCAACACCTCGTGCCTGGTTAAGAGTAGACGACTCAAAGAACTCTTGTACCCAGTACAGGGGGTTGTTCTTGAATCGGAATTGAGGATACATTCTGTCGGTTATATTTGCGATAGATGGAAGCCACCTCTTCGCAGCTCCGCTTGCGTACTGGCTGTATCCTACAACTCTAGAGTCACCCTGGAATGAGTACATCATTGCGTCAACTGCCTTGAACTCTCCGCCACCGGACGCTGTAGATGCCTTCCACGAATCTTTAAATCGGTCGTACCCGCCGAATCCTTCTTGTAGGTTGAAGGCTTTTTCGAAAAGCAAGTCCATTGTTTCCCTGTTGAGACCTCGTGCGCTTACTCCCTGGGCTATGGCTTCCTTGACAATCTCGTCCATTACCCTATCTACATGAGCTGAGCTCACCCCGCCTCGAGCAAGATAGCTCGCCATTCGGTTTTTGATATTGCTAGTAACGGCAGAGTTCCCTATTGGTGAGAAGACGCTGCCGATGATGTGCTGAAGCCTACTTGCAGTGTATCTAGTGCTGTACTGAACGTCCTTCAAGTAAGGGCTGGTCATATCAATAAACGGTCGAACCTGGCTTTGCATAATAAGCGCCTTGGTTTGGCCGTCAATGTTAGGGTTCTCAATAATCTTCAAGACCCTGTGATAGTTTTGCTTTGGAGCACGAGCAATTGTGTAGCGCGTATCGTTCATTACGCTGAGTATGGATGGGTCCATGCCCTGAGAAGCTACGATCCTAGCTAGGTCTTGCATGTCCTCTGGCCCTAGTGGGTTGATGGCAAATCCATTTTCTATAGCATCGTTCACAAACCTAAAGATTCTCTCAGGGTTTTCAGCGTACGAGAACGTAGAGCCTAGCTCTTCGGACATGTCAAGCGTTGCCCTTGACCACGCCTTCTTAACGTCAAGTAGGTTCTCTGCCTTCTTCATCTCTTCTAGGACGTCGTTAAGGGCGTCTACCGAGTAGCTGTCTCCCCTGGCCTTCGCGTCTGGCATCAGCTCATTCTTGATCTTCGAGCGGATTGCGGCAACGTCAGAAGCACTACCGATGTACTCTTTAACCAGAGGCTGACCAGCTGCGTACCTGGCTTCTGCTGTCGGAAGGAATGAGTCCCGACCGCCACCTTCTATCTTCTGTATTGCCTCGTACAGGCTCTTCATTGTCCTGGCAGAGCTTAGGAACAGCATCCCTTTTCTTCGAACTACCTGGATCCTACCTACGTTATTGGCTGCCTTCCGGATCTGTCGGAACCCTTCCTCACCGTATTTGGATATGAGGGAATCTGAAACCTTAGGGTCCATTACCTTTGCCGTCACTGGTGCGATGGCTTCGTTAATCTGTGAGGCCCACTTGTTTGCCGATTCGAACCCTGCCATATCGATAAGAAGGAAGTCTCGTGCAACCATTCGTCGGGTGTCGGCTTCTGTTGCGCCCTTCGTTACAAGTCCCCCCCTGCGGACTAGCTCTCCTTGGTCATCAAAGTATTTACCAAAGATTTTTTCGAAAGCCTCGTCTGATGCGGATTGACGGACCGGTGTCCATGTGTCCCCGGCAGCGGCTGACATCGATCTGGTCCTTGCAAGGTACTCTGTCTTGAGGGCCTGCTTGTTAATAATTCTAGGTACCAGCTTATAGACCTGTCGGTCGATCTCTGCGATAACTTGTCGTGACATTTCGTCTGGGCCTAGGTCTAGAAGTAGGTCGTGAACCCTTCGCTCTACGCCACCCTCCTGCCTTGAGATCTGCTTTAGCGCTGTGATAACGTACTCGCTCTCAACCATTTCTGTAAGAGCCTGAGTTGACACGTCGCTAGCACGTCCAGTGTTGGCGAGGTTGGCCCTGTCGTTAACGTTGGAAATAATCCTTATGCGGTCCTTGAGCTTAATTACTCCGTCAACATTGTCTGATATTCCTAGAACCGCGACCGTACCACCCTGCTCCCTGGCCATGACGATCATCTGACCTGCGATGTTGTCGATGTCCTTGTCGGCAACCTGGCCAAGATTTAGCTCTTTCACCGAGGACATGTAGGTGTTCACGGTAGAATCCGCAATGACCTTTGCCTTGGCCGACTCAGGCCTGGCGATGAGCCTTCCGATTGCCATCACTGGGAAGTTTGATGCCCCACGGCCCATGAACTCGTGAACCAATGGACGAAGCTCTGGTGCTACAGTAGATGCGTGGATGTCCATGATTTCGTTTGCTCGGTATCCGCCTAGGGCTCTCATGATAGTATTCGTTGAAGCTGGGACAAGAGCACCAGCTACAGCCCTCAGGCCTTGCTTGCTTCGATTGCTAACCCCAACCATTCCACGGTACATACCGATTCCGAATCCATTGTTAATGGCGTTTACAACGTTATTAGCTGATTCCGCATCCTCGATTGTTTTAGTCAGGGCTACCACTTCGCTGCTTGCTGGGTTTGCGCCCTTTGAAATTAGCTCGTCGATCTTAGTCCTTGAGGTTCGGATAAGCTCTTCGTTCTGTGAACCTACCCGCAGTCGCTCAGTAAGATTCATACCGTAACCATCGGCCGGCATGCCAGTCTTCTTATCTATTCCCTTCTCAAGCCTAAGAAGAATTTTGTCTGCGGTGCCGAGGTCGTCCATTTTCCCAGCTGTCTCGAATGCCTTCTCTGCGCCTCGTACTGCAGATCGTCCCGCCTTGTAGGCAGCAACAGCGCCGACCACTCCCCCGATTGGTCCAGCTACTGCGGTTCCCCCAAGAAGTCCAGCTGCGGCGCTAAGGGGCTTGAGTGCACTTATCTTGCCCAGGGCTAGAGGGGTAAAGTTGAGCGGGTCAAGGAGTATCTGGAATGCTAGGTTTGCTTCCTTGCTGTTGGAGAAAGCGCGCTGCGAGTTAACCATGTAATCCGCAACTTCGTCTGCGTTTCTACCTGATGCAATCATGTTTCGTATGTCGTCTGGTAGCCCTCCCTGGTCCAGCATCCTAAGCCTTGCAGCTGCCTGCTGCACAGCCCAGCTCGGTACGTTAAGAAGGTCAAGTCCTTTTCCTATTGCCCACCCAACCGGTGAGTCTGCAACCATTTTAAAGGCAGGCTCAACAATTGGTAGCTTGGTGGCGAACTGTGCACCACGGCTAACTACCTCTGTTACTGCTCCACCAAACTCCTTTGCCATCTTTTCAGCAGGGTTCAGGTTCATGTCCTGAGGCTTGCCGCCAATGTCAAGGGTTACGCCAAGGTCTTTACCCTTTAGCTTTTCTTCCTGCTCGGAAGGAGCGCCTGGATCTCTATAGATAAATGGCATTAGCTCTGGACTCTCGCTCGTTGACCATAGCCAGTCCCTGCGATGCCCTGTGTCGCGGTGGCTGTCCCGGTAACCGCAGCCGCTGTAGGCCTAACGGTTACTGTCCTAGGGGTTACAGTCTTGATCGTTGCCGCCGTAAGCTTTCCACCCGCGCCGATTGGCTTGATCTCAGGAAGCTCTCGCTGCCTAATAGGATCAGGCTTCTTCTGGGCCATCTCTGGCTTGTTGCGGAATGCGCTTGCCAGGAATGGGCTTACACCAGTGTCTGCTTGCGTTCTAAGGTACGGAGACTCTGGGGCAGAGGTGTCCTTTGATGGTGGAGTATAAGCTCCGTACACGGACGTCCCTGTCACCACATTCTTATTAGTATCCGGCCTTGCCTGTGCTGGGCGTATGTCTGAGAAGTTCCTTTGGATGTTTGCCAAAACCTCTGGGTTCTGAAGCATCATCTGACGAATGGTTGTCTGGGACAATATCCCAGCCGTGTCTCCGACCACAAGCTTGATACCTGCCTCTTGGATGTCTTCCATGTCAAACGCTTCCTTGCCCTTGTTGCCAGCAATCCTTGTTGCCTCAGCCACGATGGAGTTCCTGTCTGTGAACGCAGACTGAAGGGTTGACTTAACCATAGAGTCAGATCCTACAATTCCGTAGAACCTGTAGTTATCCACGCTCTTTGATGCAGCCCCTGAAACAATCAACTTACCAAAGTTGTCGCTGGTTGGGTCTGTGTTTGTTTGCCTGAAGATAGAGAATGACGAGTTCGGGTTAAACATATTGAGCCAAGCACCGCTAGAGTTAGCGGTTTTCCCTGGGTCTGTGAAGGATACCTTTACAGAAGTAGCTGCGTCCCCTGGACTTGTTAGTCCAAGTGAGTCTAGCTCTACGCCTCTCTCCCGTGAGTACTGCTCGAACTGGTCGAACGGGATTTGGAACGTCCTTGTCCTTGTCCCGGTTCCGTCGTCCATTGTCCCCTGAACTGTGACCATTGCGTCGGTCTGGCCTACGTTGTCCAGAGACCCCAGGTTTCCAGGGAGCCTGTAAACCCTTACCTGTAACCCTCCGAATATTCCTCGGTCTGCTGCGGTACCCTGGTCGCCCTGCGTAACCTCTAATGGCTTAACGTAAGTAATCGACTGCTTGCCGTTTATAGTGTTTACGGATGGCATGATCTCCGGAGTTATCCCTGCTGGGTTTCTGTCTCCCCAGTCGCTAACCTTGACCGCACCGTTCGGTTCTGCTATAATAATGGACCCAGCCTTTACCGCAGCCTTGCCCCATGCCATGTCGATAAGGGCTCCTATCGCTGCAGAAGGTCGCAGTGTGGCCGAAGGGCTGTACTGCTGCTCCATCAAAGTATTCATTCTTCCTATGGCATCATTGTAGTCTCTCTGGTTTAGCTTCGCGTCAGTGAAGCCATCTTCGAACTCTGTCAGCTCAACGTATCCGCTACCGTCTTGGTCGAAATCCTGGAATATTGGGTCCAGGAGTTCTAGGGATATTCTCTTTTGTCCTAGGTCGGAAAGCCAGCTGTAATCTTCGGCTCCTGGTATGTCCTTAAGTTCTTGGCCTAGCTTGTTTAGCTCTGCCTCTACAGCATCTGGGTGTCCACCGATAAATGTCCTAACCCCTGAGTCGTCGGTTTGGAACACCGCTCCGGCGCCCTTCAGGCCCGTCTCCAGTTGCTCCATGACGTTAGATCCCCTGCCAGCGTTGAACTCAATACCGCTAGCTTTTACAAAGATGTTCCCATTAGCTACGAGGCCTTGGACTTTTCCACGTAGAAGCTTGGCGTTTGAGTCACCTGCTGCTCCAAACCCTGCACTAAGAATTCCGTTGAGAGACGTGTTCATCTCTGACACCGCGCTTCCAAACAGGGTTTCCATCCCATCCCCAGCCGCACCAAGAACGGCCTCATACCCGCCAGGGATATCTCCGCTCTTTTGGAGAGCGAGCTGCTTGATCGCTGAGTAGTAGGGTGTGTTCGCATCTTCGCCTGAAAGGCTAGCGAATATGTTATTGAGTGTGTCGTTGAAGATACCGTCCCCGTTCGCAACGTAGTTGTCGATGATCGCCTTCGCGGCCTTGTCGACCTTTCCCACAGAGTTGTCAATCTGCTTCTCGTATCCTTCAAGGGCCCGGTTCTGTCCGTCCACCTTGGCGTTCTTTACAGCCTGTGCATGGGCCTTCTCGATAGATAGGTATGCGTCGCTGCTCTTGGTAAGCCCTGACTCAAGCGCTGATTCCATTTGGCCCTTAAGCCACTTGGCGTATGAGCCGTAGCTAATCTCCTCGCGGTCTAGCGCCGAAGACTTACCGTCGTTCTCAACGTTGAACCCAGCCACGAATACAGCTCCCTTGAGCTTGTCTGCCTGAACTGTGTTTCCGTCCGAAAGCATGTCTTGGATCTCTTCGTCTGCCCAGTTGCGTACGTCAACAAGCTCAACCTCGGCGATCCCCTTGTTGGCAAAGTTAGACCCAAGAAGTCCGAAATCAATCTTCCTTCCCTTGGTCATCGCGTCGATAACCAGGTCTTGGATGTCTGTCCGGGACTCCTCCTCAAAGGTCTGGAGCTTAGACAGGATTGTCTGATACTCCGTAGAACCCGATGGGAAGCCAGATAGCATTGACCTGTAGTAATCTATCACGTACTCTGAGTCAACGTTTTGTCCGTTAAACTGTGTGACATAAGTACCGGCTTTCATGTTTGCCCGGTAGGCTTCCTCAATCAGTCGGAGCTCCTTGTCCATCTGCTCCTTCTGGATCTGATACACAAGCATGGTCAGGTTCTGGGTTGTACCAGCCCTACCGAATCGTCCTCGTCGTGCCATTATTCATTACCTCCAAGGAGCGCTGCCAGTTCGGCTGCCCCGGGCTGTGCGTTTTCTGGTAGTGCCTCAGGTGGCGGGTTGCCCTGCTCGCTAGGAGAGTTGAGCATCTCGCTTCCTGGGGCAGGCGGGTTCAGGCTTGCCATAGCCTCAAGGGCGCTGGCTCGTCCTGCCTCCGACTGCTGCATGGCCTGTTGAGGGGCCTGTTGCTGCATTTGGTTAAACATCTGGATCAGTGTGGCCATCGTCTGTACTGCAGCAGGGTTGAGAGTTGCGTCTGTCTGCTCGTCTCGGATCAGGTCCTTCTCTCCCTCTGGGTCGGTTACACCCATTCGGTCCATGGCACGCTCAGAGCTCCAAAGCCTGTTTTGTACCATGTTGATAGCTGTCTGTGCAAGCTCGATTGTGTCACGTGGTGTGAGCTCAGGCGGGGTAATCGCAATCGAGTACTCACCGTCAAGGATATTGGACACTGCCTTATCCTTGATTTCCCACATTCGTGCACACACTTCCCATACGTCCTGGATCCACGCGTAGAGGATCTTTCGCTTCGGAGAAATCCGTGCCTCGTAGTTTGCCATGAGCTGCGCAATTGCCCGGCTAGATCCGAGCACGCTCGACGGGGCGAGCCCGAGAAGCAAGTCGTTAAGCCCTGACACCACTGCCAGCTCTCGGTCGATTCGCTTGTTATAGTCTTCGACCTGGAACTGAGGGATGAACGGGTTGATGGATTCAATGCGGTTTCCTGCCCCAGGGGTAGCGACCTGGTTTGGCTTCGGGATAGCGTTGGCAGGAACCTCATCCGGAGCTTCAGCGCCAACCAGCTGCCACATCTGTCCTCCGACAACAGAGTGGATCATTTGTGCTTGGGCGGTTATCTTCTCGTCCTTTTCTCGGAGCAACTGCTCAATGTCATAGAGCTCTGGCTTTCCGTAAGGGCTGCCAGGGATCATGCTGTTCCGGAGCATGATGTAAGGAATAACTCCTTCGAGCTCAGGATGTTCAGTTTTCTTAACAATTGTGTTGCCGACGATGATGACGTTGCAGACCAGCGGTGGCTTGCCAGGAGTTGTCGGGTGCTTGTACCAGTAGTCCATGACCTCGATCTTCATCTGGTCGTACGCCGTCTGGTACCGTACCGGATCTCGGTGGTAGCTGTTCAGGTAGATGCTGGCAATAGGGTCGTCGTGCGTGCTGGCCGACGTGTATGGGAACCACTGCTCGCCATCACGTACCGGGATTACGTTGATGCCGTAGTCTTCCATCGCAGCCTGAGGCGATAGCCCGTAGCTGTAGATTGCCCAGTCTACTCGTGTATAGTCAGAGGTTCCGTACCCAAGGTACAGGTTTTCCGGCGTGTCCACGATCTGGACGCGTGGCATCTTCTTGATTGGGTCCCAATATACCTTGCCAGCCGTCGTACCGTATAGGGACTTTAGGAGAGCGGCCTCTTCGAGGCGCAGGTCCATGTCGTTAGCATCCCACCATGCGTAGAAGAGACGCTCGCGGCGTGAGGCCTGGTCTCTCTCTTCGGTGGTTGGGCCAGTTGGCACATAGTTAACCACAGGTGTGACTGCCTGCAGAGATGCAGGGATCTGAACGTACGACGCGTGCACGTTGACCGATACGTGAGATCTACCTGACAGACGTGCGCTCGGGTCCTCAGCCCAGTGGTCAGCACCACCTAGTGTGAATGTCTGAGGGTGGAAGTAGTGATCGTATCGTCGGTACAGAGCCCGCATTCGGTTCTGCTCTGGCTCAACCAGCTGCTTCTTGTTCATGGCCTCGGCCATTACGTTGTAGTATTCGTTCTCTTCAGCAACCTCTCCGACAGCATTCAAACGCTGCTTCTCCATGCTGAGAGCCCTGCGCTGCAAAGCGTTAAGAGAAGGCATCTTCTCGTTAGGCATGTTGATCTTGGTGGATCGTACTCGCCCACCCGAGACGATCATGTTGGAGACAGTCTTAATCCCCTTGCCGGCTGGCTTGGCGGAACGGTTCTTAACCGCGCTAGGAACAGGCTGTCGCTTACCTCGTCGGGTAGTCGACGCCGCCTCGAGCGAAGCCTTTACGGGCTTTCCAGTAGACTTAATGTTTGTCTGCTCAGCGCCACGTATGTCCCTGCGGGCACGAGCCATAGCGTCCTTGATACCAGCAATTATGTCTGGTGTCACTACACTAGGATCGGTCGTGATCATTGATGGAACTTCCTTGCCGTTTACAAACGAGCCAGAAAGCTTCTTTAGCTTGTCCTTAGGCATTCAATATCTCCCCAAAGTAGCTGAACACGGGCTTCTCGACCGGGTTCGATGGATTTCTGGTCGCGTGTCTTACAGCCAGTGCAAGCGCCATGACGGCGTCTGTCTCTAGCTTCTTATCGTCCAGCTTGTACCCAAGCAGCTGGCGTCGGACTTGCATCCATACGCCTTTGCGAGGGAGCTTCAGCTGGCCACGGTCAATCACCGCCTTTAGGTCACCCAGCAGCTCGAGCTTCTTAGCTCGGGTTCCGCCAAAGTCATAGTCCCTAAGTGGCTTTATGATGCTGAACTCTTGTCGGAACAGCTTGCCGCCAAACCCCGTGGAGTCCACGATGGTCGTGCAGTATGATCCTTCCTGGCCATATAGTAAGTGCCCCTCCCGCACCATATTTATTACCGCAGGTATAGTCTGCTTGCCGGTCTTGCGCTTGCATCGCACCCCTGCCAAAAACTCTCGCTCTGTGTAGTCAATCGTAATTGCCCACGTGGCGTCTGATGAGATGCCTGGGTCTACTCCCTGCGCGTAACGTCGCGTCTTGACTGGCTGAGTTTCTTCGTCGAGTTCTACGAATGAATTATCCACCATGTCTGAATTGAAGTAGGAGTCTCTTGACTCGATAAAGAACCCGTCGATGTTTTGAGGAACCAAGTATTCTGCCTGCTGCCTCAGGATAGACTCAAAGGTGTCTGAGTTGAGTCCGTATCCTACATTGTCTCTGGTCGAAAGTCGGAAGCTAAAGAACTGTTCATCTCGGTTTGGGTTGGTTGGGTTTCCCAGTTCCCACAAGTCAGAGTAGTCGTTGATTCCTTCGGTCGGGGTACCGATGAAGTGCAGTTGTCCCCCGGTTGACAGGCGTCGAAGGTTTAGGACCTCCTGATAGATCATTAGCAAGTGGGGCTCGAAAGCTGCCTCGTCAAAGGAGATTCCATTCATGTCCTTGCCCAGCAGTGCCTTTGCCTTGTCCTGCGTTGTGCGGAAGTGGATGTTCGCACCACCGAAAACCGGGTGAACTCGTACCCATAGGTACTCTCCACGGTACTTCTTGTCGAAGATGTAGACCGGTCCAATCTCCTTGGTGATGGGGCATCCACGTCCCTTCTGGGCCGGGTGGGATCCTTGGAATAGCATCGACAGTTCTCGGTGAACTAGCTCTGCTGTCTCCTGCTGAATGCCGATGTGGTACCACTCGTACGGCTCATTAGACCAGCGCTCAGCGTCTTCCTTGCTTCCCTGTACAGGGACTCGGAGTCCGAGCTTGTAGGTGGCTGAGTGGAGAATCCCCACTGCCATCCCTAGAGTTTTACCGGCTCGGTTTCCAGCAGAGCACACAGTTGTCAGGTACTTAGGTCGGTATCCTGATTCATCCCGTGCTGCAATCCCCTCAAGCCAGGCAAGCTGGCCTGGGTTCAACTCGATGCCAAGCCAGCGAGAAGCAAAGAAGCCGATGTCGACTCTTCCCCTCGCCAGGTCCTTAGCGATCTCGTTGGTAAGGTTCACTACTTTACCTTACCTCGTGCAACGGACTTTCGGTTAGCTTCAAGCTGGTCCATCTGGTGCTGGAAGATTAGTGTGTTGTAGCTTCCAAGCTTACGGGACTTCCGTGCGCTAGTTCCAGCCTTCAAGCCTCTGGATCGGTCCATCCGCAGGAGAGCCGAGCTAGTCTTTGCTGAAGGTGCTGGTATGCCCTTGCTCTTCTTCTTGGTCTTCATACAGCCTTCTTTCGGTTTTTGTTTTTTGTGCTGATTGCTTTAGCCTTTGCCTTAGCGTCAGCCTTGCTGCTTGCCCCCCACGCCTGAAGCGAGAGTAGCAACCGCGTGGGCCGTCCCTTTGAGTCCCGCTCCGGCCCTGGCATGTTACCCATGCGAGCCAGGAACGAAGCCCTACGCGGATTGTCCCCTGACTTAACAGGGGCCTTGAGCGTGCCGCCTTTATAGCTGGCACGCCCCTTAGCATTTAGACCACCGGCTGGGTTCTTTCCCTCTTTTCGGGTCCAGGCAGCTGTCTTTGGCATTACTTTTTCTTGCCTTTCTTGGCAGTTTTAGCAGAGTCTTTGAAGGCCTTGTCGGTAGGAGCACCCTTCTGTCCGGGCTTCCTCATCTTCTCGCCTCGCTTGCGCTTGGCGTGGATGTTGGCGTAAAGGCCTGGCTTAGCCACGCTGAGCTGCGGTCCTTTGTCCGGACTTGTTAGTCCCACGAAGGGTCTTTCCACCCTTGGCAAGCTTCTTTCCCTTTACTGGAGACTTGCCCTTGACCTTTGACTTCTTGCCATACATTTCCATAAGGAAGGCTGGCATCTTCTTCTTACCTGGCATTATCGCCTTCCTACTCGCGCTCGAGGGCGTGGTGATCGCTTTGGCAGAGCCGGATTGTTTGCTCGGCGTGCTGCGTAATTCTCTGAGCCAGTTCTTGTGTCAGACCCGCTATAAAGTCCGCCAGTGTACTTGCTGTTTGTAGTGGCCATAGTGCTGGCTGGTGACTTCCTATTCTCCTGTCGAACTCGAGGCTCGACATATGGTCCGGTGACCGTCTTCTTCCCCTTGGCAGAAGACGTCTGCGTGGACTTTGCGCCACCGCCACGGCCGGCGTCTCGTGAAAAGCCCTTTTCCTTAGCCACCTTGGTCTTGCCCTTGCCGTACGTAGTCGTACCGACTGGATCGTTCTGGCTGACCGACTTCCGCTTGCCCTGCTTGAGTGTGCCAAGTGCAACTCGGTAGTTGTCGATCTGTGACCACACGCGCTTCTTGCCAGTCATGGTCTTGAACTTGTTGCTTCGTGTAAACGCAACAAGCTTATTGAGGTCGGCCTTAAGAGCTGCCTTGCCCTTGCCAGCGACCTTTCCTGTTACCTCTACCTTGGCGGCGTCCTTAACGCCAACCTTCTCAGTCTTGGGCATCTTCTTTTTCTCCCTTGTATCCAAACGACTTATCGTTTGGGTTAAGCCAGCGTAGTACCACCGGCAGAACTGCAGCCAAGCCGGCTGACACGACTGACTTGAACGTATTAGCGTCCGAGTCAAATGCGCTGCCACCGAGCGCAATCCATTGCGCCAAGCATGCAGCTACGAACGAGCGTCCCCATGACGCAAGAGTGGACTTAAGCTCCTTGCTCATCTATAACCTCCATTGCTGTGCCTTCTACCAAATACCCGCCACCCAAGATCTCGGCCATCGATATGGCCAGTTCACGGTCAGCGCTTTTCTCTTTGCGTCGGTCGATCATCTCCTGTGCTCGTAGACCCTCCGACAGGGTGGGGATCACATCCCCGTTCTCTACCATTTTGTATACGTAGTGGCTGACCAGCTTAGCGAGGTCTCCGTTGGAAGATTCCACTTTCACCGCCTGCTGGATATTCTTTGCCAGGTCCCTACGGGCCTTGATGTGCTCAGGCGAGGTATGCTGGCGTCTATGATTTCCCAGGGTGATCCTGCTTATATACTGATTCTCATCCTTCAACCATGAAGAAACCTTAATATCCGAGATCCCCTCTGACATCTTTCGGTTGATTACGTCTACGAGAGGGCTAGTGCACACCGTGCACTTATTCAGCAGCTTCATCCTCTACCACAGGGTCGGCTACTGGCTCGACCACTGGCTCCTCCACGGCTGGCTCCAGCGTAACCGGGTCTAGATTGGTGATATCTTCGTCAATAACCTTCGGCTCTGGTCCCACAATAGCCTCCACTTCTTCTTCGTTTAGACCTAGTCCCAGAAGCTTTACCCTGGCCAGCTCAACGAGCGATGCCTGGATCGCCTCTTGCTCGTCTCTTTCCTCCGCCTTTTTTACCATCTGCGCATGAGCCTCCTCAAATGGGGCGGCCTCATCCGGTGAAACTTCCTCTACTCTTTGCTCCCCTGTTTCAAGATCGAACACAGTCCTAATAATGCTCATATTGCACCCTCTCCGTAAATCTCTAGCCTTGCCCCTGCCTGGAAGCTGTTTGCTGCATAAATACCCCAAGATAGAATTGGGGACGTGCTGGTCCAGTCAAATGTTCCAAATGTTCTCATAACCTGGCTTACCGAAGCCCCTGACTGACCGCCTGTAAGAAACCTTCCTTGTTTTGTTTGCGTGTTCGACGAATAGTTAAAGATATTAACTTCAAAGTGCGCACTTGGTACTTGGGTTGTAAGACGAAGTCCCTCTCTGTTTCCAGTTAGGTATAAAAACGAATTGTCGTTATACGTGTAATAGCTATTATTATCCAACGTTAGGCTCTGTGAAGTAAAGGATCCATAAGCAGCATTTACGAACATTTGTATAAAGGAAGGGCTACTTGCTGAAGCTCCCTTTGCGTTAGTAACTATTATCCTAAGATTCCTGTGCGTCTGAGGGATGGGTGAAAAGCTAATGAATTGGCTTGCCGCAGTAAGAAACCCTGCCCCTATGAGCTCTACTTCCTTTTTCGGTGGTACTATCTGCTTAACGGCCATTAGCTAATCTCCACACCATATGCTGCCACGTCCGCACGGGACCCTGTGGTAGCCTGTACGCTAAGCTTTTCTCCTGCCTCAAGAACAACCCCGCTGACCTGAGTGACGTTTCCAAGTGAAAGAGGGATCTGCTGGGCAACTGTACCGACATAGTTGTTTACTGTGCCAGATCCTGTCGTTACTCCGGTCACTGAAGATACAGCGCCTCCGTTGCCGTTTGGCAACGTGAAAAATACGTTATTTTGTCTTTTTGTAATTGCGAATCTGTTTGTGTTGTCAGTAGAAGGAATCCTAGATACCTCCATTGGGGCAGAGCTAGTAACAGTGTTTGTAAACAACCCGTTTACATGTGA